CATGCAAGCGTAACGAATGTCATCCGCCGCATGATCTTCCTGAGTCGTGTCAATGTCCTCAACCCTGTGCTTGTCGTGCGTAAGCACTGGCAACGTGCGGATTGTGTCCACACAGTCGCTGAAAACAAAAAGCATTGGGCAACCATCATCACCAATCAGGCGCTGGCGCACCTGATCCCATCCGGCAACCCTACTGTTGTCTGCGCGGCGAAAGCGTATGCCCATCTTAGACAGCCGCTCACCAATCGACGGCCCGCCGTCAAACTTCCAGATGCTTGGATCACCAACGCCAAAATCAACGCGCTCACCAGCCTCACGGCTGCGGATGCCAGCGCCAACCTCCTCAGCAGTCATCCTCAGACCGCGATTAGGCCCAGCAGCCCCATACCACTCCCGATAGCGTATCAACGCCCCATCAGGGAAATACTCATGGTCATCAGCTACCGCCCACCAGCCAACGCTGAACGGCGAGGCAGAACCCCAGTCAAAGCTGCGGAACTTAGTCCAGTGATCCGGTATCTCAAACGGCCTGACCACATGAAGGTCACGCTGCCAGATGTCGCCAAAGAACGAACCGACAACCAGATCCCAGTCGCCTTCACGCAACGCTCTGGCCAGCTCATCAGGCAGTGCCGAGAAGCTAGAGGCATATGAAGGGTCTATATACTTGTTGTCAGACATCTTGGCCGGGATATACATCGTCACCCAGCCCTTGTCAGACGGATCATTCGGATCACGCATCGTGTGATCGTAGAAATACTGTTCTGCCGGCGCAGGGTCGATATACAGCGCCTTCAAGTAATTGTGGCTTTGACCACCAGGGTTGGCCGTCATCACCAGCCGGGGCAAAAAGCCCTCCTGCTTGGGCTGGAAGTTGCCTAGACGCATCCTCGATTTGATGTAACCCAACTGATAAGGCGTCATCTGACCCGCCTCATCCACCAGGGCTATGTGTATCTCAGTTCCCTGAATACGGTCACAATCGCTGTCCCGCTCCAGATACTGAAACTGGATCGAGCTGCCATTGAAGAACTCATAGCGCTTGCGCGTCTCATTGTAGTTGCCAAGCTCTCGCGGCAGCTCACGCTTCAACGGCTGTATGTGGTTGGCGTCCAGCTCAGGCAGCGACCGCCTGAAAATAAACGCCTGCAAGCCTGGGTTCTCCAGACAAAAGCCAATCAGGTCATAACGCCCCGCATGGCTCTTGCCGCCACCGGCAGCGCCGCCAAACAAGATCTGCTTGGCACGACACTTGTGAAGCAACGCCTGCTTTGGCTGCGGGTCATAGTCAATCTTGATGGTTTTAGGCATCTGGGAAGATCGAGCCTTCCTCATCGCCGCCACGCTGGGTGGCCGCTACAGCCCCGCCGGTCACCAATACAGGGCCAATGATGCCGTATTTCTCAAGAATCTTAATCATGCTGTCATCAAAGATGACATAGTTCCGCTCTGCGGCTTCATCAGTAACGCCAGCGCCCCTAGAGCCTGATGCGCGGTATTTGATGCCTGGGATGCCAGCTTTTGCTAATTGCTCAGAAACTGCGCGAGGGTTCCCATCAGGCCCATACGGCTTTGCACCCTCTAAAAGTCTATACAAATCTTTGCCAGTCATATTTTGATATGACATCCCACGCTCGTTCATAGTCTGAATTTCAGTAAGGCTTTGCAACTTTTCCAAAATTTCAGGCTGCTGACTGAGCGGCAAATCATAATCCAGCAGCTCGTCAGGCTTGGGAGACAGCGCGACCTTGTAAATCTTGCCGGTAGGCGCATCGACCTCAATATCAGCGGGGTCAATCCTCGCCAACGCATCCCGCTCAGCAATAATGTCTGCAAGCAAAGTATCTTCCATCGTTGCTTGAACCGACGCGGATTCATTGGCAAACGCCTTGCGTTGCATCTCAATGTTTCGGTCTATGCTCTGCAGCAATTCATCTTTTGCAACTTGGGCAACCTTTTCAGGGTCATCCATAAGTCGCGTTGGGACTGGCAGCTCAATCTGCCGGCCTAATTCGGCAAGCATCCGATACTTTATAGGGTCAGCTTCTGCCGCTGCGCTGTCCTCAAACTCAGCGAAAGGCTTGCCTTTGTATTTGATGCGGACGTTACCCAGACCTCTTTCGCGGTCTACCATCGCATTACGATAAAACTTGGCTATATCCTCACTGTCAGTGAAATACAGCCCATAACCATATGCCTGTGCGCCCTCGCCAGTGCCAATCATCTCCAGCCGGAACTCATCAAAGTCCGCGCCAGATCCATGAAACGCTATGATGCCAGGCTCAGTCTCAGTCGGCAGAACCACCGAAATAGGGTTCTCAGCAGTCGGCGGCTCAAACTTGCCAGCCTCAAAGTAGCGGGCCTGAGCCTGTGCCAGCGCATCACCCATCTGCTGATTAGGGTCAACCTTGGCAACATCAGCCGCAACGTCACCAGCTTTCCCAGCAACCCTAGCAGCCCTTGGTGCCTTCAAAGCAGCGCCAACACCAACCAGCGGCGGGATAATCGCACCACCAGCCATCATTACATCGCCGGCACCGCCCAACGTCTGCAACCCAGCATCAAGATAATTCCCAGCAGATATGTTCTCGCCAAAGCTGGGCAAGAACTCGCCTGGCTGTGCCGGATTAGGCGCGTAACCCATCAAATCCGTAACGCCAGCCCCAGGCGCAAACAAACTGCCAGTAGCCGCCGTAGAATAAGCCGGCATTGCCATGTCGCTGAACCGCGTTGGATTCTCCATGTCATCCAGCGACGGACGCATCTTGCCAACAAAAAAACGACTGTCGCTGAACGGATCGTCGCGCTTCTCTGTCATCAAGCGCTGCGCCATCATGCGCCGGGCGAAACCTTGATCTGCCATCAGATCGCTACCGGTTGTGGCACAAACAAATCTGGCTGCTTGTAAGCGTCACCAATGCGCTTTACAGCAATATCAAAATAATTCCGATTCAGTTCAACGCCGACGAATTTTCTGCCCATTTGGGCGCAAGCAACGCCTGTCGTCCCGCTGCCCATAAAGGGATCGCAAATCAAATCACCCTCGTTTGTAAAATCCGCAATCAGTTCCTTCATCAGCCGCACCGGCTTCTCAGTCGGATGAACGCCGTGCCGGTCTCGCGGATTGGTCAGATGCGTATAGACGCCGCGCTTGCCGCCAGCGTTCCAACGAGAATGGCCGGCGCCACACCACGATGCGATGATGTTTTCATAACCCATTGCCGGACACTGCCCATTTAGCTGCGGCGTGGAATCCGGCTTCACCCATATGCAGGCGCGTTTATATTTTGCGTCACTTGCATTGATGGCGTCAGCCCAACGGCCCACGCCTTCCGGCGCACAGAAGATCAGTGACCAACCATCGCACATCCCTGCGATCAAATTGGCGATGTCGTCGCGAATGTCATCAATGCAGTCGAAATCCAGCGGCTTGATTTCAGCGCGGCCATCTGTCCTGATCCTGCGTCCGGCACCAGACTTCGACTTGTGCATGATCGCCTCATATGGCGGGTCTGTCACAATGTGGTCAACAGCACCTATCGTCGGCAGAACGTCGAGGCTGTCTGCGTGCAACAGTGTGCAATCGCCTATCTGATGCCCTTGCATTGGCCACCTCTTTGAAATGCAGCACGCGACCCTGTGAGCCATGCCAGCCAGCCAAGCGTTTGCACGCCCAGCCTTCAGGCACAGGCTCATCAGCAAGCGCGTAACGCATGATCCAGCACTGTTCTGCCATGCAACCTGAGAAACCTGTTTTTTATGGAAACGCGGGTGTTCATATAACGCCTACGTCGCCGCGCAAGCCGGCCCGGTGGGGTCAGGCCCGGGGGGCCATTTTGTCAGAAATGCCTCTTAAGCAGGAGGTCGTCTACGCTGTAACGCAGGCCCAGCAAGGGTTACGCTAGTCGATAGACTCTATCCGTACCGGTTCCGTCCCTTTTGAGCCGCGCTCGATGTTGATCTGGACGTTCACAGCGCCGCCCTTTGAGCTGTCGCTGCCAAAGCTATCCCTTTGAGTTCGCTCAAGAAACCAGCTATCAGCCCGCCAGTCGCGTTCACCAGCTAGGCCGATCCGGCGCACCCTGAGAGCCACAGCAGCACTTTCTGCTGCGCGTACCTCAGCGCCAAATCCATCGTCTTCATTGATCCAGCGTAGCAGCGTGCTTTCGCCAATGCCGACGCTCTGTGCCGCGTGTTTCCTTGGCACTCCATCTTTAAGCAGCTCAAGGGCTGCGCTACGCTTGTCTACCTGATCGACAACGAAGGCTG